TTAATGGATGAAGGAATAGGATCAAAGGCAGTTGTGCCTGTTGGTGTTTTAAAAGACAAACTTAATAGATTGTTAAGAAAGTATGGAAGACGTATTAGAACTGGTGGTGACGATGATGGTGATTCTGTTGCAAAAATGGTTAGAGCTGTAACAGGAAAACCGAATGTTCCTAATCAAATAGATGACTTGACAGGTAGTCTTAGCTTCGAACAATTGTACGATATACGACAAGCTTTAAGTAATATACGAATGGATGGCAAAACATCAGGTACAATTCGTAATGAATTAACTAATGTGGTTGGAGACGGATTATTAGATAGTGTTGATCAAATTTTTACAAATCTTGGTCAGGGTGGGATTACTACAGGATTTAAAAGAGTTCCAGTTAAAGATGCTCGTGGTAATGTAATACCTGGCAAGTTTGAACAAAAAGCTGATATTAATACTGAATTGTTTGAAACGGCTACTAGAGAAATAACTGGTGAGAGAACACAAGCACTAAAAGACGCAGCCAAACAATTTGGAAAAGCTAGAGGTGCTTTCTTTGAGGCTAAATCAGCCCAAGAAAAATTGTTTGATGTTGCAACTATTAAAAAGTTTGAGGCTTCTGCTAGAAAAGAAGGTGTTAACGGAGCAATAGATCCTAACAATATTAAAATTTATAATGAAATAATTAGACCCAATTCAAAAAAACAATTTAGAGCTTTTATGGATTACATAAGAGACTATGCAAAACAAGGTGGTGAAGCTGGTGAAGTTGTAGCTCAAACATTTAGACAAAGAGCTTTGAATCAGTTTTTAAAAGATGCAGTAGAAAGATCAAACTTAAACTCTGTTTCAAAAGACTTTAATGGCACAGCATTTAAAAAGGCTATTGATGATCTTGGTGATACAGCAGATGAATTATTTGGTGCCCAGAAGGACGATATTATTAAATTAGCTGATGAGTTTGATGCTACACGACTTAAAGGTATTAGTGGAGAAGATGCTTTAGCACAACTTGAAAACTTAAATCCTAATGCAAGTTTTCTTGATAACATGAAAGAATTGCAGAAACTACAAAAACAATTAGATGCACAACAAGCTAATGATATACAGAAAAAAGTATTAGCTGGTGATTTCAAAGAAATAGGACCTATAGAAACAGCAGAATTAGTAATCAAGCCAACAACCAAGGCAAAAGATTTAAAGCCAATCATTGATTACTACAAAGCTAATGATACTAATGGTTATCAAAAAATACAAAGTTTCTATATAAATAGAATGATTGATGACTTCGGTGAGTCAGTAATGACTGATGGTAAAACTCTCAATGCTTTTGCAGAAAGAATATTAAAACAAGCTGATGGTGGTAAGCTTCAAGTAATCTTCGGTAAAGAAATGGGTGAAAGCATGGAGGAGTTTGCTAACATACTTAAATTTAATGCAAAGTCAGCAGAGGGTGGTGATCTTGTTGCCGCTAACATAGCCGCTTCACCATTTCAAAATGTTGGTAAACTAATTAAGTTTTCTATTTTAGGACGTAAAATGTTATCCAAGGGTTATTATGATAACATCGTAGAGCAATACAAAGGTTTGGCTAAAGATTTAACACCAAGAGAAAAAGCTACAAAGTTAGGTAATATTATAGCACAATCGTTATCACAAATGCCAGGTCAATTCTCACAAGAGGGTTTAAGAGAAGCTGAAAAGCAGACAGAAGCTTTACTAGAAAACACAGGTGTAACACAAACACTTTCTGATTTAAGAGAACAAGCAACACCTATATTAAATCAAACAGTGCAAAACTTTAATCAAGCAAGAAACTTAGCTTCTGCTCCTAATATTACACCTCCAGCAGGAGGCACACAATTAGCTGGTGTTGATATAACTAATCCAGCTAACGCTTTTTCATTAGGATTAAATCCATCTGATATAGCAATAGCACAGAGAACAAGAGGAACAGCATGAACGTAGAACAGTTAAGAGACACCCTCAAAGTTGATGAGGGCTGTGTCAATTCCATTTATTTAGACCACCTTAACCTACCCACGCTAGGAATCGGACATCTTATAAATGAATGGGATGAAG